CTATTTCCTCCAGTTCTCCTTGAACATCTTTTATTGCTATTGTGTATCCTGCCACTTGTAGCTCATGTTTATCCCATTGGTCGTTTACAAACTCCATATCTATTTCTTGTTCACAGGTAGGACAAGTCATAGGTTCTACTTCCTTAGTTTTTAGATCATATGATCTTCGCTTATTTCTAAGAGTTTCATATTTCTCACTCATAGCTAACTCTTGTTCTCTACGAGATTCCATAGCTCCAATTTTAGAAACTAATTTTGAAGTTGGTTTAACTGTTTCACACTTTTCTAAGTCTTTACGGCATTGATCTATGTCTATTGATTTTAACCTTTCCAACAGATTATTATTATCATTTATTTTTCGATTTTTCTCATGGATATTTTCAAGTCTTACTTGTAGAGAACGCAGTTCTTGTTCATCTTTTTCCGAGATTTTTGGTAAATTCACTTTCTCAAGTAGTGTCATACTCTCCAATTTGTTGTCTGTTAACCATTTAACTATTGTATCTGTTTTTGCGTTTAGCTTTATAACATCTTGAGTAGTTAGCCTTACAGCCTCTTTAAACGTCTCAAAGAACGCGACATAATCGTCTAATTTTAGTAAATCAATTAGGAACTTCTTCCTATTAGTATCGGTAGCAGTTAAAAACTGCAAACTCGTGTTAGTATTCTGATAAACTAATTGAGTAAAAGTTTTGAAGTCAATACCTAATGTTTCTAATACTGTCTTATAAGTATTACTAGCAGTATGACTACTTATATCTTCTCCGTTTTTTGTTAACTTACATTTTAAAGTTGCTCGTCTTGATACTGTTATATTATAACTATCTTGATCAACACTAAAATCTAAACTAATATCATAACCTTGATTCACATATCTATTAGCTATGTCTGCTTTTTTTACATTTTTACTATTCTTGTTAAATAATACTTCTTCAAGAATAAGGGGCACAGATGATTTTCCCACTCCATTAGTTCCTACTAATTGAGTTAAATTGGCGTTAGCTAAATCAATTTCGTTGCCTGCGCCGTAAGAAAAACAATTATCCCAACTCAGCTTTTGTAGAATAATCACTATACACTCCTATTATGTTTTTAATTTTATTCTCATCTAATCCTAATATATCTTGTAGATATACTACTAGTTCATCACTAATAGACATCTCGGGAGTAAGATTTAGAGTTGCTTCAAGTTCTCGTCTTACAACTTTCTTATCTAAAAGTTCAGAGTTTCTTACTAATGCTAAATCTTGAACATCTCCTTCTAATTCATATATTGTATGATCCCACTCGGTAGCGATCATGTCATTCGGGTCATCTACTGTTTTTCTGATTAACTGGGGTAGATCAAATTCTCCCCACTCCCAAGAAAAATCATCTTCAATTAGTAGATAACCCGTTTGAACTCTAGCTCGATGGAATGATGTAGTCATTGGGCTACCAGGATATATTATATTTCCTTGCGTATTAGCATGGGCATGTAAATCTCCTGCAAAGACAGTATCAAACCTATTAAACCTATTTAAATCGACTTCAGGCATCACATGAGGTGGAATCTCACCCCTTACATGAGTAAATAAATGTGATACTCCTTTAATCGCTTCAATACTACCTTTTTTATGCAAATCAGCATAAGGTAAGATAGCAAAACCTTTTTGATGGTAAATCTTTGTAGTATCTATAATACTAACGAGAGGATTTATATCTTTTGTTGCTTTCTTTAGATTTGAAAAGAAAGTTTTATTTTTCCTAGTAGCTTCATGATTACCGTCATAAATAATAGTAGGTATCGTTATGCCACTAATAAAATCAAAATATAAAGTAAGTTCGTCCATAGAGGGGACTCGATCAAACAAATCCCCGCCTATGATGTGCATGTCACAGTCTGACTCTAATGCTTTAACTTGGTCAAAAAACAACTTATAACGAGCGCAAGCCCATTCTAAAGGAACGTTCTTTTGTCCCAATTTTAAATGCCAATCAGCTGTGAATAAAATCATGCTACGTCAAATTCCTCATCAACAGTATCGTTAGATGCTTGCTCAGTAATCCTTCTAAGAAGCTCAAGTTGAGCATCAGGTGTAGGTCTGGGCAGTACATCATCCATAGACTTTAATTCGGCTGTAAGTTCCTTCTCAGCGTCACTAAGTTCTCTTGCTTTACACTTCAGTTGTTGAAGTTGATATTCTACATTGAATACCTGTGGTCCAGTTTTCTTTCTTTTGAAGTGGATATCCCAACCAGTTGCTGGATCTGTTGGGTTTCCAATTTCTTCCATTACTACTAAAATTTGATCAAAGAGTTTTCTTTTCAGATTTACTACTTTGATAGAATTATCAGCCAAGTCTATGCCTTGAACGGCATAAGCCCATCCGCATTTTAGGTCAGGGAAGAAGTCACGAACGTGATCATGTTCTTTGTTGTTAAAGGTTTCGCTTTCACGATCAAACGACAAACACTCCATAGGAATATTTTTGTTGTTCTCACCTTTAACCCAATAAACATATCGAGGAAGTAGATCGCCTACTAGACGAATACTATGATCCTCTTTGTTACTGAAATTATAAGTTTCAATTTTTTCTTTTTGGGCAGAGCCCTTTGTGGTATTAAAGCTAATTGCCATAATTTTTCTCCATTGTTGTCTCCTCAAATTTAAAGTGAATAAACCCATCTCTAATATCGAGCAGTCTGTTTTGCTTTATAATGTCCTCATTAACTTTACAGAAAATGAGGTCTAATGTAGTATCTAAGTTTTTGACGTACTCATGATAATTGCGGAAGGATGCGATACCAACATACTCTGCAACTTCTTTATCACTGTATTGTGCACGTCCAACAGTAAGTAGTTCATCTGGGTTTATCAGAAAACTACTACCACCAAAATTCTTTTCGTAAAACTTAAAAGTTCTATCATAGTAATTCTTAGGTGTAATTTTATATGTAATTATTCTAAGTATCGTTATAATGTCAGCAACGCTTCCGTTGCTCGCTTTTACAATCTTTTTCCAATTATAATATATCATATATTATACCAAAATAACAAGCATTTGTCAAGCACTATTTTTTTGTTGCTTAACTGCTTCCCTTTGAATCCTTTCATAATACATTAACCTTATAATCTTGTTTCATATAATAACCCATTCGAGCATTAGCTTGTCTACTGGCTGTTTTACCTTTTAAATGAATATCTACTACTGTGGGCTGTCTTTTATTGGGTAATTTTCTTATTATTCTACCAATTAACTGGGTTAATAAAGGTTCGTTATTAACTGGTGTGCCTAGTACTAAACAACTAAGAGCATCTAAAGATATACCTTCTGAAAATATTGCTTGTGTTCCAAATAGTATATTTTTAGATTTTCCTACTAACTTCATAGTTTTTTCTCGTTCTCCAAATTCCATATCCCCTGTAATACATACTGAATTATCTCCTACCAATCTATGACAGACTTTTAGAAATGCAACTCTATCTGATACTACTAATACTTTGTGTCCTTCAGCAGCATACTTAGCTGCAATCATACTTATAGTGTGTACATATTCTTCAGTATTCACTAAGTGATTTATTCTTTCAGCCCAAGGCGTATAAGAACCGTCAAGGAATCTTATATCTGTTTTAACAATATCAACTTTTGGAGTCATGTAATTTTCTTTGGGCGGTTTCAAAACATTATGCCCAAAATAGTCCCTAAAGACTACATGCCTACCATCTTTTCTTTCCAACGTGCCTGTCAAACCTATCTTATATCTCGCGGGCATTTCGTCTATAATACGAGTGAAGGTCGGTGAACTCACATGATGCATCTCGTCTAAAACGACTGTCCCGAACAAATGTTTTATGTCTTCGACGCGTCGGTATAAACTCTGAATGTTCCCCACTACTATTGGGGACGAAGTGTCCATGACTCCTGACCCGATTCTGCCAGCTTGTATTCCGAAAGCTTTCTGTACTTCCTTTTCCCATTGGTTCCTCAAATTGGTTGTATGGGTTACTATGAGTGTCTTTTGACCAAGCTTCGCAGCTATTGCTAAAGCTGCTACTGTCTTTCCCCAACTAACCCAAGCGTTAATTATAGCACTGTCATCTACTTCATCAACCGTCGTTTTTTGACTTGCTCGTAAAGTAAACCTAAATTCAGGAAAGATAGCAGGCACCATAACCCGCTTATCGATTATATCGTAATCAGTAGGTACTAAATCCGTTCTCCCCATTGGTATAGAAACTAAACCTTCTCTTAAAGGTCTAATTGTTTTTAGAACCATAGGGGGATCTTGCGGCATACGAGGAGGTAAAGTATATGTAAGTTCCTTTTCCATATCCTCAAGTAAACTAGCGCTACCTTCAATCTGTATCCTATTCGCATAAACTGCCTTCATAATCCCATCATTTGTATATAATTTTTTACTAAAAACAAAAGACCTACTCCATTAAGAAGAATTAAAGCTCTATCTTTCCATACTAGAGATACTATTAACCACAGAAATACTCCTGTTATAGACAGTTGTAAGTCTAGTGTCGATAACTCTGGTACTCCTCTTATAGACATAGCACAAAGTATAATTATACTAGCTATCCATTTTAGATACCAGTCATATGTAGTTGTTCTATACCTACCCCAATATTTTGTTTTTGGTTTATTCATTTAATTTGTGTTCTAAGAAAGTCTAATGCTTGCACTTTCCATCTATGAGTTAGTTGAGGGTGATTATTGTCCCATGGACTAGACCAACCTACTTTTTCTTTTCTAGTTTGTACATGCTCTGGTAAGTAATCTTTCATTACTTCCCGCATTAAAAATTTATTTGTTCCTTTTGCATATTTCTTTGTCTGTCGAAATTTAACACTACCCATTATACTTAATACATACTTAGCAAAACTTTGAGTTAACAAAGGAATTCTACTTTCCATTCCAAACATTCCAGCAGTTTGATCCGTTGCTAGAATATTCTGTTCTGAAGTGCATAGTAAATCTGAAAAGAGAGAGTTATTCAGATGATCGTCTCCAAATGCTTTATATGGAAACCACCTCTGATTACTGAAGTTTCTTGTTAAGCTCTCACAATAACCTTTTTCAAATCTTCTGTTATGGTGAATATACCCTGAAAATAATTCATCTCCACTATCTCCACTTAATACTACTTTACATCCTGCCTCTGCAGCTGCTTTACATAATAAATATCTAGGAGCTTGTCTATTATGATCTGCCCATAAATAGTGTGTATTTGCTAACCACATCTTCCCATAGTTATCAACGTCATCTTTATCTAATGTTAGGTGGTGTACTTTATATCCCCAATCTTCGGCAGTTTTAATTGCCATAGCAGCCTCTCCAGCATAATTTTTCTGATCCCAATGCTTTCCTTTTTGATTTAAATTGTACCCCATTGTAAAAACTTCTAAGTCTATTTCGCAATCACGTAAAAGCGAGGCAACCATTGTACTGTCCATTCCACCACTTAGAAATAATGCTGTTTTGTTCTTATTTTTTGAAACTTTATGAACTGCTTCTTTGATATTATATCTAAACTCTGCTGTATCTAATGGTTCAGATAGCATATCAAAATAGTTCCATAAATTTTTCCTATGCACTTTAAAATTATCATTTAAATCAAACTCTAACCAGCCACCTGGCTCTACCTTATGGATTTGTTTATATATACACTTGTCTCCAAAAGATTGAGTATTCCTTAATAGTTGAGGTGTCATTTCATCTTCATCAATTTCTTTACTAAGAAAACTAGTCAAAGTAGTACTAAATTCAAAATTAGTTCCATCCCAGCGCCACCATAAAGGTTTAGCCCCAAAATGATCTCGTACTAGAACTAGTTTGCCCTGCTTAGGTAGGTACCACGCGATTGATCCTTGCCAATCTGTGTTCTCTAAAAATTTGAACCCATATTTATCTAAGGCTTTTCCTAGCCATTCTGTATCATTAGGAATTGTCGTGTCATACATTTCCCCATTAAATAATAATACATTTCCTTTTGGGGTAATATAAGGTTGTAACTGCCTTTCTTGACTAATATCTAACAATACATGAGCAAAGGTAAACTTGTTGTCAGCATAATAGTGCAGAGCATCTGGTCCGCGATGCTGCTGTTTATCTATCATTAAGTTTATTAACTGATGATTAGTTGTTCCGACAAATCCGCACATTAAATATTACCGTCCCAATTAAGATCAGTTTGTTGTAACATTTTTACTTTCCAGTCTCCTTCAATTTCAGACCAACTGGTTATAGTATTTACATCAATATCGTCCCATTTTTGAAACTCTAGATCATAGCAAAGTATTTTAGTATCTCCAGCATTTTGTACCCAATTTTTATTGAATACCTGTGCATTTCTTGGTAAGTACTTATGGCAAGTAGTTACTTCTCTACTCTTGTGGTCACCACTAACTAAGCTGGTGTACTCTAATAAAATAATGCCTTCATGCATTTTGTCTATAATTTTTTGGTAGTCTATCATTATGCTATCCTCTCTATCTCCTCGCTGCAATAAACAGCTTCTTTTGTTATAACGCACTCTTCAAAGAGATCCTTAGGGGGATCTAGGTATAAAGGTGGATCGTAAATATCTTTATCTATTGTTTGGCATGATGCTAGTATCGGTATTAAAAGAACTCCTACTATTAAAAGTTTAACAAACCAACGAAAAGATTTATCTTCTTTCCAGCCTCTAAAATTAACTTCTTTTTTCATATCTTTCTCCAAGTATCCTTTTTCTTCTCACTAGAAAAGTCATATATTTTCCAAGGAATACTGTGATCATACAACAATCCTGCCCAAGTAACTTCTATATCGGGGGGACTTTTTTCTGCAAACGGAAAAGGTACATCTTTTAACCATAGAACAGTAGCTACGCCTTTCTTTTCCCTATTGGTTATCTTGTGATACTTTAGCTTAAGGCTTCTAGTCTTTTCATAATTTATAACTTTACCTTGATTATCAATAAACGTGCTACCTCTATGCTTCATTAGTCCAATTTCATCTTCAATCATATACTTTAAGGGGTATATACTTTTCATCGGACTCTGTATTCGTCTTAAGCCTAGTGTCTCTCCTTCCATATTTGTATCATCTAGTACTTGATCATCTATCCATACGATACCGTCGAGTTCTTCTATATTATCTGTGTGTATTACAAATAACGGAAATGTTAATTCTTTTATTGTTGTTACTCTGCTATTCATCTCTTTCAATCTCCAAACTCTTCTTTGGGATCTTTGTCTTTGTTGTATTCTTTGATGCTGGAGTCGTCTAGGTTTCATGATAGGCGTTCAACCACTCATGCAATTTATAATGCTCCGCCTCTCTGTCATTGGGTTCGTATATCCAGCGATATCCTTCGTATCCCCACTTGTCCTTATAATTCCCAATGTATTTTAAATTCTTTTCTTTCTTTGCATACGCTAATAGTATTGGG